CCTGATTCTGGATGAGACCTTGGAGTTGCACGATAGCGATTTGGAAGCCCTCGGCACCGGACGAGGTACCGTTGACGCCCGGAGGTGCGGAATTGCTGTAGAGGTCAAGAACCCTGATAACCGCATTAGATGACAAGCCGGTCGGGAAGCTGGATGCCAGCGTCATGACGCTCTGGCCGGTCGTCTGGTTACCCAGCGAAGAAACCACAATGCTTGCCGTATAGCCCAGACCAACACTGGTTGAACTCAGCACTCCACCCGATGTGCCCTGCACAATGTAGCGCTGCTCTGGATCGGTAATGACGTAAGCTAGACCAGAACCGGTGATGTTAGCGCCGGGGTAGAAGCTGCTCCAGACCGTTCTGCCGACTGCGGTGTTGAAATACTCACAGCCCTGAAATACGCCAAGCATGGCGTATTCATTAACAATACCGGTAGCGGACGACGGGTTAGTGATAAGCGAGCCGTTCGCCGAACTGGCGTTTACAATATCGCCAGTAAAATAAAGGTTGGTGTCGGCCGAGCTTATGAAGAAGCGGTCCATTCCGGCTGTCGGGGCACCGCCCTCTTTACGACCGAATGGACGAAATCCAAATGGGGCATTGGTATTGGCCATGACGGCTCCTATCGACACTCAAACTGCGGCGTGCAGTTCTAGTCGTGTGAAGCCATCAAAGCGTATGATGGGCAGTTCTTTGGGCGGCGCGCCCGAGTTTCCCTACGGAAACTCCTATTTGCTACTTCTCGGGGATATCAATCCGTTCGTAGCTTTTATTAATCCGATTGGAACCTACAGCAGATGGATGGCCTGCGTCAAGCCCTATACCTGGTATATCACCACCTCTGAACTGCTGCTCCTTGATAGCCAAACGCAACCGGGCTTCTTTCAACTCCCGCGCCTTGGCTTTCTCATGCAGCACCTTTGGCCGCCACATCAGGCCGCAGTTACCCTCGTAGGTAACCTGCTCGCCAGACTTCTTCCTATCCCAGCGCTGGTCAAACCGACCATCGCAGTCGCCAATCATCACTGGACACCAGCCAGCCCGGCCCTTGGCTTGGATATTCTGGTCTTCCGGCCGGCCATTGGTACTCAAGCTGGCCCAGACAAAAACCACATCCTCCGGTATCTCCTCCGGCGGAATATGCATTTTGTCGGCAATATTAAGTGAGGTCGGGTCGATGTTCTCGTAGTCAGTCGTCACCTGAAACATCGGCCGCTTCGGATCGCGCGCAATAACTGCCTCGGGGTTCTTTTTTGGTCGTCCGGGGCCGCGCTTGACAACTTCACCTTCAGCCATTTCGCTCTCCACCATAAGTGCCATCGGCGCGCATCTGCGCGAGCTTAATCTTCTGTCGAGCGTACTCTACCTCCGTTACCCCAGACATTTTAGCCGCTTCTTTCTCGGCAGCACTCAGGGTAGTCTTACCATTACCAGCCCGCTGGCCGCTGGCTGACGGGACCTCTCTTGATACGGGTGCGCTCACGATAGGGGTCCTCTCTGGTTTTGGTTCTGGCTGGGCATCCGGCTTCTTAATACCAATCTCAGCCTCAAGCCGCGAATAAAATTCGTCACTTTCCATCGATACGCCTGATTGAACCAAATAGGCCGTAAACCGCGCCATCTTATCCCGCTTAGCGGGTTCTGTAACCCAATCGCGGTGTTCCTTAGCCCAAGTCCTGCCTCGCTCTGGCACGTTCCAGCTATTGATTTCGGCATCAGAGCCAAGCGCATGCTGTGGTTGCTGCTGCGGTGGCGGGGCTTTCTTTCTGGTCTCGACCTCTTCCTTGGCGGACTCCCATCGGTCAAGTTGGATTTCCGCCCGGTTAAATCGCCGCTGTGCTTCAAGCTCGGCGGCCATATCGCCGTCATTTCTGGCATTCTTAATATCAGATAAAGCCTTCTCTATCGCGGCATTGGCTGCGTCCACACCAGAAACCACAGTCTGCTCGTTGGCGACCATGGCGTCGCGCCGATGCTGCTCGACTTGTTCATGATACTGCCGCGCCTGAATCTCGGCCTGCTCGGCGCGCTTGCGATTGAGGTCTTCCGACTTTCTTAATTCGTCTATCTGCTTCTGCAGCGCCAACGCCGCATCGTCCTTCGACTCTTCCGACTTAGGTTCTTCAACTGAAGGCTTCGGCTGAGGCTCTACGACTTCCTCCTCGACCTCCTGTTCGAATGGTTCTTCGGAAGCCGACTTCTCCGTCGCCTCGAACAAGGGCGGGGTAGCAGTTTCCTGCTTCTCAGCTTTTACTGGGCGCGATTGCGGCATCTATACCTCCCTAAAAGATAACTTCCGGGTCATCGAGCCGACCCTTAATGTTGGTGTCCTTCATCTGCCGGCAGGGAAACCCGCAACATGGAAGCGACCAAGCATTGGTCGGTACATAATAAACCCAATCGCCGACCTTATACCGGCTTTCCTCGTGAAACGTATAATCAACGCTATCGACAAAAGCCTCTGGGCCTAACTTGACCAATAGTCCGACCTTGCCTTGCCAAATATCCTCTTCCTTGTTCGCATCGGGACGATAGATGCCGCCCTTGGTCTTTTCAGGACGAAGATAAGTGGCGACAATGACCTCGTTGCCGGCGGGATGAAGCTTGGGCACGATATCGCGAAAGAAATCCAGAATGTCCTTCTTAGGGTCGGTTGACTTGTCAAGTACAGCGAAGCCCCTACTAGGCACAACAACTGCCATTAATCTCTCTCCTGCTCTATCTCCCCGGCCACCGCTAGGGCAGCCTGCAATCCAGCAATAAACCCAATATGATATTGATAGTGGGGATAGTCAGTACAAGCCCCGCTTGTAACTGACAACCCCCTAGCTCGTATCTCTTCCTCGATTTGAGATTGCAAAAGCCTGTGAAAGTGCGTCTGCATTACTTAGGCCCATACTTATGCGCCTTCTCCAATCTTCCGACGCCACTTTCGGCACCAGCCGTCATGCCGAGCTTGCCGCCGCGAGCATAGGCTTTGACCTTGCCGCCGCGCTTCATCATGCCGGGGGGCTTACCAGGCATCCCAGGAGGTAGACCCGGAGGCCCAGCCATAGGTCCGCCACCCGGAGGGAGGCCAGGAGGTGGACCAGCCACGGGGGGCCGTGGGGGTGGAAGCGGTGGACCCCCGGGGAGGGCACCCGCGCCGGGAGGACCTGCATCCTTACCGTGCGGAGCCACTACGGCAATATTCACTTGGGTATGGTGCTTGCCTCTATGCTTGGCAGCGCCGCCACGAGCGTACTTGTCCAACCGTCCGCCATGCTTGTGGCCGGGAACACCTTCGTCGTGCTCATGCGCTTCATGCTGAGCAATAAGATGACTGAACAGCTTCTTATCGGCCGCTGCGTCAGAGTGAGCATGGCCACCGGACTTCATAATGTGACCAACACGACCACGAGACTTGTGGTGTTCTTTGTGAGCGCTATAGGGATGTGCCATTGTCGTCCTCTATGTGAGATTTAACGAATTCGAGTCGGCCTGACCAAGCATGTACATCGCCGTATTACTAGTAGCGTAGGTTGACAACGGCGCATTACTCTGCAAGCCAGAGAGTACATTCCCGGCATTTGTGAAAGTAATCCAAGGATTAGTATAAGGATAAGTCGGATAGCGCCAATAGCGGTCAATAAAGACCTTCTCGGTAATTGCTATGCCATCAATCTCCTTAACCCGCGCCCTGATGCGCTTCCATTGGTCCTTGTTTGGCGTACCGCTCATGTTCTCGGTAAAGCCCTCGAACCACGCCTTAAACTCCTGAAGTGTCATATCAATCTCCCTATTTCCTCGGTGGTCTGCGGTCTAATTTGCCGTGGTCGAAATCTGGATATGGCGAGCCATGGCCGTCAGTCCATTTTTTACCAACATCGTTATGGTCGCCAACTTTATCGTCGTGGAACTGAGGCTTTTGTTCGTCGGGTGCCGGTGATACCGGACCACTCGCTGGAGTCTGCACATTGGACCCATACCGTGCCTTGGCCGTCTCCAGGCCCCACTTCTCGACATACTTTATCTTTCTCATGACGGCTTTCTTCCTTCATCCTCGGTCATACAGTCAACAAACATCTTGGCGACTATTGCCATATCTTCCTTCGAAGCCTTCTGGCGCGGAATAATATCTAACGTGCCATCGGGGTTTTCTACCAAGTCATACTGTTTTGGCTTGGACTTGCGTTTCATGATTTAATCCTTCTTAGCAGGTTTTTTAATGCTCGCCAATTGTTTAGCGGCCTGTAGCTTGGCCTCGTGCAATTCCTTGGCATGCTGAGTCTTCATTTCATGCGCCTCTGCTTCCCGTGACAACTTCAACTGATGTTCATGAGTCTCACGTTGGCGCGCTAGCTCCCACTCCTGCTGGTCGCGCCGCATCGCGGCTTCGTGGTTCTGCCGTTCCATGGCCATCTCGGTAGCCGACTTGATTAGGCCACCACGCAACTCATGCTGTGCCTGTAGCGCGTCAACCTGCATATCCTGGCCCGCCTTAGCGCGGTCTACCGCCATCTCCTGCGCCGCCTGCTGCCCACTGATTTGCATGTCATGGGCATGGATAATCATTTCCTTGTTCAGATTCATCTGGGCAATCTTTTCTTTCGATTGCCGGTCGGCCGCGCTATCCTGAATCTTGGCCTGCTCGGACTGCGCCTTCTGCTGGATGGCCTCCATCCTTGGGTCAGGCGGTTGCGGTGCCGGCGTCGGCGCGAACAACCCCTGCGGGTCGATATCAGCGATGCGAAATACCCGCATGTCAACAGCGGTAGCATCGTAAAGGTTGGGATTCAGTCCCTGCAAGGTCTTGATGATTTGCGCTTTGGCCGCCCGGTGGAGCGAAGTGGGATTATTGGGATCAGCCACTGGGACCAGTTCGCAGTTATTAAGTGCCTGGATGAACTGGTCTTTCTTCCATTGCACAGTCGGCCGCTTATTGTAGCGCCAGAAGGCTTCCGGGTCCTCACGAAACCGCTCTTTCAAAAGCTTGAACTCTTCGGCTTGCGCTGCATGCAGTCGCTTGTGGGCGCTATCCATGACCTTGGACGCCTGCTCGATAAGCGCCAGCGTGGTGCCGACCGGGGCGTCCTGCTTGCCCTCGCCGACTTGGATATTGGCCGTCGAGCCGAGCCGGCGGCCGTCTTCCTCAATATGAGAAATGAACTGCGAAAATCCCGCGCCGGGCTCCTTGTACGGCAGCGGCATAATGGCGTCTTTAATGCTGGCCTGTGCGCCAACATCAATGCCTACTCCGGTACCCGGAGCAACCCGAAAGGTGTTAGTATTCTGACGCCCAAGTCCTTTTGCGTATAGGAATCCGGGGAAGTTACCGAACATTCCGGCATCGAGCATAAGTCGCCAAGCCGCCGTGAGAGCATTCGTGGTATTGCCAAGCAGGTGGATATACCCAAGTCCGTAGAATCCAAGTCCTCGGATAAGCGGGAACTGGACGAAGTATTGCTTGGCGTTGGCTTCGTCATCGTCCTCATCCCAATTGCGGCGGATATCCAGAATCTTCCTTGAGTCTTTCTCGATAGTCACGCGATACGGCAGCGGCAATTCCTTGCCCTTGAATTTCTTCGGCGCAAACTTCTCAATGTCACATTCACAGTAAACTTCGTAAACAGTGTAGTCGGTGTCCTCCGGCCGCTGATAGTTCTGGCGGTGGCCGGATAGGTCTTCCTTCTTCTTGTCTACGACAGTCGGTGCCCCCCGCTGCGGCATCGGAAGTTCAACATCGCGATAGGCACCGGCAATCTGCATGCGCTTGAGTGTGGCCCGACGCATCTTGATGCGGTGGGTGACCCGGCCGCAGTTGCGCAAATCAGTAGCCGCATTGGAAACAATCAAGTCCTCGGCATCGACGCTTTCGGATACCGGGCGGCGACGCAGCGGGCAATTAAAGACCTTCTTAAAGCCATCGCCGCCAAAGCCGACGTAGAACAACATGCGGTCAGTATCGGGAACAAACTCGGTGGCCGTCGAAGTCAGATAATGATTCATATCCTTTTCGAGCGCCTGACCAAGCTCGTCTACGCTCTGAAGGCTCTCGGCTAGTTGCTGGGTAGCCGAAGTGTCCTGGTTGATGTTGGCCGGCGGCATTGGCGAATCGTTGCGGACTTTAACTGGTCCGGCAGCGGGTAACAGTTCCGCTCTTGCAGTCGCCTGAAATGAAACTGTTGCCTCAAGCAATAGCGGATGGCGGACCACCGCCATACCCTCCAGCGGGGCCGAACTCGTACCTGCATCGGTGCGTGGCTTTTCTAGTTTGAGGCCAAGAAGGGTAATGCCGAGCGCGCGAGTATCCAGCCATTCCTTGCGGGACTGTTCGTCGCGGTCAATGCCATCTAGGATTTCGGTAGCGATAGTCGATAACTCGCCCTCGTCCATCTCGAAGGCAAGATTGCGGTTGAAGTCGCCGCCGGGGTCTACTTCTTTCCTGTCGGGATTGAAGTCGATAGTGGTCGAGCCGTCAGCATTGTTGACTTTTATCGCTCCATCCTCGAACGATACGTCAGGGTCTTGTTCCTGATTAGTTCTCTCGAACGGTGTCGGGAAATGAATGACCTGCGGAAGCGGGTCATCCAGCGGCCGACTATCAGTGCGTTCAGCCACGTTTTAGACCTCGTAGAGCGGGCGTGGGCGGCTACTATAGGTTAATTCTTCCCGGCGCGCTAGTTCACTCTCCTCCCGACGAAGGGCGAACCCGGTGTCACGCAGATAGCGGATGCCCATCGAAACGCAGTCCACCAGATCGTCATGCGCGCCGCGCGGGAAGACCGAGACTTGGTTAATCACCATATCAGCCCACGCCTTGTCTGGCGCATACACCATCTTGTCGGCAAAGATATGCTGGATAGAGTGAACCCTAGCTATCTTGTCGCCCCACATCCTTGGGTCGATAGTTTCGATACCAAACTTTCCCGTCGCCCCCAGCATGCGGTGTAGCTCCTGGGCTACCGACAACCCACTGGCCTTGCCCTCAATCAACAACCGGTCAATCGGAAACCGAGGATGCGGCAACGGGCTTGGCGACGGCACACAGGTATCGATAACCTTCTGAACCAAGTCATAGAACTCAAGCCGCTCCTGCCAAGCGTACATCATCATAATCTTGGGGTTGCCTTCGACCG